TATTATGGCCTTATCTGAAAATGGTGAAACCGCAACTGTTAGCATTTCGATTGAGAATGTTTTAATTGACCTTGATAGACCAAGAGCGCGCAAACTAACAAACGAAGAGCAGTTAAAGCGTTTCTCAGGGGATAATTCATTATCTAATGTAGCAAATCTTCAAGACCGACAGATTTCTTGGGGTAGATAATGGGCAAATTTAGTTTTAAGTCAGTTTTTAAGGCGGTTGTTACTGCGGCGGCGGTTGCGGCGGCGGTTTATTTTGGCGCGCCTTATCTTGGATTTACAATCTCTGGTAGTGCAACTGCCTATATTGCGAGTGCGGCAATTATGGCTGGCGCGACTGCAACAGTCTCTCAACTTCTTGCGGAAACGCCAAAAGACTTCGACCTCGGGCAACAGTTAAGAGGCCAGTTGGTATCGGTTCGTTCACCTGCGGCAGATTCTTTTGTTGTTTACGGGGAAACCCGAATAGGTGGAACTATTGTTCATGTGGAAAGCACAGGGTCAAAAAATGACACCTTGTTTCAAAGCATTGTGATGGCTGGACATGAGATTCAATCTGTTGAGAAGGTCTATGTTAATGATGAAGAATTTACCCTAACTCCAAGCGGCAATATTTACACTATTACTTATAAAGGCTCTTCTACGGTTCTCAATTTTGACTATCTTATTGGAACTGATACCCAATCACCAATGGAGATAATGTCGGGAACCTCTGCGGCGGCTTATCAATTTAAGGGTCTTGCGGTGCTAGGAGTTAGGGCAGTATTTGACCAAGATAAATTTCCTCAAGGTTTGCCAAACTTTACTGCCAAAGTCAGGGGCAAAAAGGTCTATGACCCAAGAACAAGCACTACTGCATATTCTACAAATGCCGCACTTTGCATTCGGGATTATTTAACAAACACAGAATTTGGTCTTGGGGCGACTGCGGCTGAGATAGATGATTCTGCTTTCTCGACTGCGGCAAATATTTGCGATGAGAATGTTTCTTTGGCGGCTGGTGGCACAGAAAAGCGTTACACCATCAATGGCGCATTCTCTTCAGGCGAGAAACCAAAGGATGTTCTAGGCAAGATGCTGACCGCCTGTGGTGGGCAATTGGCTTATGTTGGCGGGAAATGGGTCTTGCGTGTTGCGGCATATCGTTCCCCAAGTCTAACCCTGACTGATGACGACATTGTTGGAGAGATAACAATTCAAGGTTCTCAGTCTCGCAGGGATATTTTTAACGCAGTCAAAGGCACTTATTCCGAACCGCAGACCCTTTATCAACTAAGCAGTTTCCCCCCTCAGACTAATGCAACCTATGAGGCCGAGGACAACGAAAGAATTTATAAAGACATTCAGTTGCCGTTTACGACCTCGGTTGCAACCTGTCAGCGTTTGGCGAAGATTGACCTTGAGAAGGCAAGACAACAGATTTCTGTCACGATGTCTTGCAAATTGACTGCTTTTGCTCTTCAGCCCGGAGATACCGTAAATCTAACAATTCCTAGATATGGATGGAGTTCTAAGATTTTTGAAGTGATAAATTGGGACTTTGAATTCGTAAGTTCTGATTCTGGCTCAACCCCAATTGTCAATCTTTCCTTGCGAGAAACTGCCTCTGGTGTCTACGATTGGAACTCAGGCATGGAGACAACGGTTGATATTGCTCCAAATACTAATCTGCCCGACCCGTTTGATGTTATTACTCCGGGTCTTTCTGTTTCCGATGACCTTATTGTTGTTAATCAAGAGGCACTTACAAAATTAGTCATAAATGTTACTGGAGAATCTGCGTTTTTCGCTGGATACGAGGTTCAAGCAAAACTTTCTACTGATACTGATTGGATAGGTGTTGGAGAAGGAACCAACAATATTTTTGAATTTGTTAATGTCTTAGATAGTGTTACTTATAATGTTCGAGCAAGAATTATAAATAGTCTTGGAGTTCGTTCAGATTGGGCAACTGTTTCTCATACGACTGTTGGAAAAACTGCCGCACCGCAAGATGTAACAAATTTCACCATCAATATTGTTGGCGCAGAGGCTCATCTTTCTTGGACTGCGACTCCTGACTTAGACCTTTCTCATTACAAGATAAGGCATTCTCGCCTCACCACGGGCGCGACATATGATGCGGCGGTTGATTTACTGCCTAAGATTTCTAGACCTGCTACAACGGCAACAGTCCCCGCGATGACGGGAACTTATTTTATTAAGTCAATTGATAAGTCTGGAAACTCATCCACAAACGCATCAGAGATTACGGCAATCATTGAGGACATCAAAGGTCTAAATATTGTTCAAACTCTTACCGAAAGTCCTGCGTTTACTGGAAACAAATATGAGGTCAAGGTTGTTGATTCTCAATTGGTTTTAGATACATCGGTTGATTTTGATGATGTTTCTGGATTGTTTGATGACCGAGATGGCGATTTTGATGGCGGCGGCGGGTTTGTTTCCACAACTGGATATTATGATTTTGCGACCGTAGTTGACTTGGGTGCGATTTATACAAGTAGGGTCACGGCATATCTAGAAACAGGTCGAGTGGATTATGTGAATTTGTTTGATGATGCACATGGCACATTTGATGAGCGACTTGGGTTTTTCGATGGCGACCCAAATGCCTTTGATGATTGCAATGTGGAGTTGCAAGTCTCTATTACCGAGGATGACCCTGCGGGAACACCTACATGGTCGAGTTATAGGCGGTTCTTTGTTGGAGACTATAAGGCTCGAGGGCTGAGATTCCGTTGTGTATTAACCTCTGATGATACAGATGCCTCGCCAACTGTTTCCGTTTTGCAGGTCACGATAGATATGCCTGACCGAGTTGCGGGTGGCGCGGATATTGTTTCAGGTACAGACGCGGGTGGCAAAGTTGTTAACTTCACTCCCGCATTCAAGGCAATCCCGGCAATTGGCATTGCGGCTCAGAATTTGGCGCAAGGTGACTATTTCACAATCACCTCAAAAACCGCATCATCATTTACAATTAAGTTCTTAAATTCGAGTGGTTCTGTGGTAAATCGAACCTTCGATTACACGGCAATTGGTTACGGCGAACTTGCCGTATAAGGAGAAACAATGTCACAACACGACATGAATATTGCAAACCAAGGCTTTCCAGCCTTTAGAACTGACCTGAACAATGCACTTGCGGCATTGGCATCAACCTCTTCAGGCTCAACCGCGCCAAGCACAACTTTTGCTCATCAATTATGGGTCGATACTGCGGCAAACCCGAGCGTCTTAAAAATCCGAAATGCGGATAACGATGCGTGGATTTCTATCGGAGATTTAAACCAAACATCTGATTTGTTAACAAAGGTTTATGGTTTAGTTATCGGAACAGATGTTCAGGCTTACGATGTAGACACCGCTAAGACTGATGTGGCTCAGACTTTCACGGTTTCTCAGCGCGGAACGGTTACAACAGACAATGACGGTTCGTTCGACATGAACGCAACCAACAATTTCAAATGCACTCCGACAGGCAACTTTACCCTGACATTTACAAATATAACTGCTGGACAGTCTGGATTCATTCTATTGGTTAACACAGGTGCATATACGGTTTCTGCCCATGCAAATACAAAGGTTCAGACGGGCGCATTAGCGGCTATCTCTGCGGCAGGGACTTATTTACTGTCATATTGGTCAGACGGCACTAATGTCTATGTAACGCACTCAGGGGCTATGGCATGACGATGCTTCAAGCGGGATTAGTCCCGTCTACTGGAGGCGGCTATCAGATACAGCGCAGTCTGCGGTTTAACTCTGCGGATACGGCGTATCTGAATAGAACACCTGGCTCTGCTGGTAACCGTAGAATCTTTACTTTCTCTGCTTGGATTAAAAGAAGTCAAGCAAACGCATTGGTTGGAATTATGGGTGCTGGTGTAAATGCTGATAGTACACAAACAGATTTTGTGGGGTTTGATGGCACTAATGGCAACTCTTTGCTTGCAAATTTTGGCGATGGCACTTATCCAGTTACAACTGCGGCTGTGCTTAGAGATTTTTCTGCTTGGTATCATGTTGTATTTGCTATCGACACAACTCAAGCAACAAACACAAACCGTGTAAAGATATATCTAAACGGGATTCAACAAACTTTAAGTGGTACTTATCCCCCACAAAACTATGACTCTGCATTTAACACTACAAATTTTCATACAATAGGTAGTCGTTCTCGGTTAGGGGCGGCATCAAATTATCTCAACGGCTACCTAACCGAAGTCAACTTCGTTGACGGTCAAGCCCTAACCCCATCCTCATTCGGTGAAACTGATTCTGCCACAGGTGTATGGAAGCCCAAGGCTTACTCTAGCACATACGGCACTAACGGGTTCTACCTAAAGTTTGCAGACAACTCTGGCACGACCAGCACAACGCTAGGCAAGGATAGTTCAGGCAACGGTAACAACTGGACACCTAATCTATTCTCTGTAACCGCTGGTGCTGGCAATGACTCGATGGTGGATTCACCTACGGCATACGGTACAGACACAGGTGTTGGTGGTGAGGTGCGTGGGAATTACTGTACTTTGAATCCACTAGATAAAACTGCGGCGGCTACTCTATCTAATGGAAATCTTCAGGCGTTACTTAACGGCATCAACTATTTTGCAAAATCTACAATAGCAATTTCATCTGGCAAGTGGTATTGGGAAGTTACTGCTTCAGCAACCGCAGAAGATATGATTGGAATTACAAAAGCCGATGTAGTAACAACTGGTTATTTTGGGAGTCAAGCAACAAGTTACGGATATTACAAAACTAACGGTAATAAATACAATAGCGCAACTGGCACGGCATACGGGGCATCTTATGCAAGCGGTGACATTATTGGTGTTGCGTTAGACTTAGACGCTGGAACATTAACTTATTACAAAAACGGAGTTAGCCAAGGAACTGCGTTTACTGGTTTGTCTGGAACATTCTTTGCTGGCGTTAGTACTGCGGGTACTGGTGGAACGCAAACTATTAATTTTGGACAACGCCCATTTGAAAAGTGGAATGGGTCGGCTTATGTAGCAAACACAGCCCCCTCTGGCTTTAAGGCATTGTGTACAACTAATCTGCCTACGCCGACCATCGGTGCTACTAGCACTACACAGGCGAATAAGTACATGGATGTAACGCTATATACAGGAAATGCAACCGCTAGAAGCATAACTAATAGTGGCTTTATGCAACCTGATTTTGTTTGGGATAAGTTAAGAAGTGGCGCAAATTCACATCGTTTATTTGATGCTGTTCGTGGTGTAGAAAAAGCACTTTATTCAAACTTAACAAACATTGAAGCGACAGAAACAGGTACTTTAACTGCGTTTAATTCAAACGGATTCTCGCTTGGTACAAACAACGAAACTAATACAAACGGGTCAACCTATGTTGCATGGCAATGGAACGCTGGCGGGTCTAACCAAACAATCTCTGTTGGGCAGTACGCTACTTCACCAGCAAACGTACCATCGATAGCCAGCACAGTAAGAGCAAACACTACTAGCGGGTTTTCAATTGTTACCTTTACTACAAACAATACCGCAGGTGCAACAGTTGGTCATGGTTGTCAGGTAGGTGGAGTAGCAACTACTCCAGATATGATAATTATGAAATACCGAGGACTTGCGGCTAACTGGGTTGTGTATCACAAATCTATGAACGCAACTCCTCAAAATGGGTATCTTAACTTAAACACAACAGCGGGTTATGCCGCACTAATAGACCCTTGGAATAATACTGCTCCATCATCAACCGTAATTACAATGGGCGCTGGTGCTGGAAGTGCTGGTTCAACAAACTATTCAGTTTACACTTCGGTTGCTTATTGCTTTGCCGCAGTGGCTGGCTATTCTGCCTTTGGTAGTTACACGGGCAATGGCGCTGCGGATGGGCCTTTTGTGTACACGGGGTTTAGGCCGAGGTATGTGATGATTAAATCGTCTAGTAATGCAACAAACTGGTTTGTTATTGATACCGCACGAGATACATACAATCAATCTGGTAGCGTTTTGTGGCCTAACTTGGCTAATAGCGAAGATAATGGCGGTGCTGATATTTCTCCAATGGATTTTTTGTCTAATGGTTTCAAGATGAGGTCTGCTTCTGCCGATACAAACATCAATAATTACACATACATCTACGCCTGTTTTGCGGAAAACCCCTTTAAGTATTCTCTTGCGAGGTAATTATGTTTCAACTAAACGGTAATCCAATCTCAATCGACTCTGAACAGGTCATCGGTGGCATACGCTACCCACACCTGCGTGACCCTGCCCTGCGTGAGCAGTTAGGCGTGGTAGAGGTAGCAGACCCAGAGCAGTATGACCAACGCTTCTATTGGGGCGTTGGCAATCCTAAACTTTTGAATGACCGTGAGGAAGTAGACAACCAAGGCAACCCTATGTGGGTTCAGGTCTTGGGCACAGTCGATGGTCAACCTGCGATGGTGGACTCAGCAGAGCGTCTAGTCACCAAAGGACTCAAGAGCCAATGGATTGCACAGGTCAAAGACACGGCTGGCTCTATGCTTGCCCAGACCGATTGGATGGTGGTCAGGAAGGCTGAACGCAATGTCGCTATACCAGCAGATGTGGTCACAAAGCGTGCGGCGATTGTGGCTGAGTGCGACAGGCTAGAGGCGGCGATTGCGGCTTGCACCACGGTCGAGGCTTTGATTACGGTGGTTGGCAACCAGAACTGGGGTGAATAATGGCAAGCATCGGAGATGTAAAAGGACAACTAGACACCCATGAGGCCGTTTGTGCTGAACGCTATCTTGGGATAAACGCAAGACTCAAACGGTTAGAGCAAATCCTAATAGGTTCTGCGGGATTTATAATCGTTTTGTTGTTGAGTCTAGTCACTAAATGACAACCATTGCGGCGCGATTCTCTACTCTAGAAATTGCCGCCGACTCGATGGTGAGTGGTGAGGATTCGTTCTATCTAGTTGAAAAACTCCGCAGAGGCAAAGAATCCATATATGGTGGTTGCGGAGATTGGGACAAACTGCTCAAGTTCTATCAAGCGATTGAGGCAGGTTCCGAGATAGATTCGGACACAGATGTAACCATCCTCGAATTAAGGCATGACGGATTGTGGGTTTACGAGTCGTGCATTATCCCCGCGAAAATTAAAAATGACTTTTGGGCAATTGGAACTGGTGCGAACTATGCCATTGCCGCAATGAGACTTGGAAAATCACCTGCGGAGGCAGTCGCAATTTCTTGCGAATTTGATACCGCAACCAATCCCCCGATAGATGCATGGAAACTGGAGAAGCGTAATGCCCGGAAAAGTAACAGATGAAGAATTTATAGAACTTTGGAAAAGGTTGGGAAGTCCGTTAAAAGTAATGAATGCTCTAGGTCTGAAGGATGCCCGTCAGATTTACATTCGCCGCAGACGACTAGAATCTCTAGGTCATCACTTACCATCTTTCGCCGCAACTCAAAAAAGCGTTAATACTAAGCCTGTTATCCCTGAGTCGCGTGGCGTTATGCACCACGAAATCAAGAACGGGCAAATCTTTGTTGCGTCAGATTGTCACTATTGGCCTGACATAGAAACAGTCGCGCACAAGGCTTTTGTGAAACTGATAGGAGAGATGAAACCATCGGTTATTGTGCTCAATGGTGATGTCTTCGATGGAGCGCGAATCTCAAGGCATGAACCTCTTTATGGCGAAAACCCTCCGACTGTTAAGCGCGAGATTGAGGCTTGCCAAGACCGTCTTTCTGAGATTGCAAATGCGAACAAAAACGCAAAAAAATACTGGACATTCGGTAATCACGATATTCGGCTCCATCGGTATCTGACCCTTAATGCGATTGAAGTTGAAACGATGAACGATTTGTTTGATTTTTTCCCCGGTTGGAATACGACTTGGCGTTTGGATATAAACCATTCAACTGTTATCAAACATCGGTGGCACAACGGCGTTCACGCAACCTACAACAACGCCTTGAAGTCTATGCTTAATCTTAATCAAGGCTCTGCGGCAATCGTTACAGGACACCTGCATCGTTTGATGATAAATGTCTGGCGTGGGTATGGCGGTGCGGCCTACGGGGTCGATACAGGCACTCTTGCCGAACCCGGAGGGGAACAGTTCGCATACTGCGAGGGCAACCCTACGCCGTGGGCAAGCGGATTTGCGGTACTCACTTTCAAAGATGGAAAATTATTGCCGCCTGAACTTTGCGAGGTTTCGCAGGGAGTGGCTTACTTTAGAGGCCAAGAAGTATGAACCCAATGTTTCCTCTTGCGGTCGCGACTCTTTTGTACGCATGGCAGTCTATCAACTACACAGGCGAACAACGCATCGGTATGATGATAACTTTTATCGGTTATGCAATTGCAAATATAGGACTGATTATCGATTTTTACGAAATGAAGACATAGAAACAAAATGGATGATTTAGTAAATTCCGCGAAAGGTGCAACGCAAAGCATAAAGAATGCTCTTGCGGCTGGCAAAGAGATTGAATCGGTTGTTAACGATATTCAAAAACTCGGTGTCGCGGAATTAAAGGCAAAACAAGAGTTTCAAAAGAAACAAAAGGTCGTCAAGGGTGACACCACAATTCTGACTGCTTTTGCGGAGTGGCGCAGATTGAAAGAAATCAAAGAGGCCGAACAAGACCTCCTAAACCAACTCATCGAGCGTTACGGTAAGGACAAGGCTGAACACGAATGGAGAGACATTCAGGCCATAAAAGAGCGTCAGATGAAAGAGGTTAAAGAAGGCCGCGATGAGTTAGGCCGCGACCTTAAAAAACTCCGCGAACTCAAGATTGTTTGCTTTTTGCTTTCCCTGCTTATTGTTTCCTGTTATTACATTTTCAAAGGACACCTGTAATGCTTTCACTCATTTCTTCCGCAATAGGATTTTTTGCCTCTGGACTTCCTCAGGTCTTGAACTTTTTCCAAGACCGCGCAGATAAGGCACACGAAATCAAACTTGCCTCGATGCAGACCGAGCGCGAACTGGCTCTTGCGAAAGAAGGTTTTATTGCTCAACAAAAGATAGAGGAAATCAGGACTGACCAGATTGCCATGCAAACCGATGCCGAGCGTCAGGGTGCGGCCTTGGAGCATGACAAGGCAATCATGGCGAGAGCGTCTAATTGGGTAGTGAATCTGAACGGTATAGTTCGCCCACTTGTTACATTCATCTTTATTCTCGAGTTAGTTCTTATTAACATTGCTTTAACCACATGGTTTGTTTTTGCTGGAGAGGTTCAGTCGGTTGACGATATGGTTAAGGCATCTAGCGTTATTTTTAGCGATGATGAGATGGCTCTGCTTTCTGGGATTTGTGCGTTTTGGTTCGGAAGTCGGCAATGGGGTAAAAAATGATTGGTTTGTATGCCATTGTTAATACCGTTAATAACAAATCTTATGTTGGAAGTTCTAATAACATAGAAAGAAGAACCAAAGAACACAAAAATGAACTAAGTAGAAATAAACACTTTTGTAAACATCTTCAAAATTCGTGGAACAAACATGGCGAATCATTGTTTCAATTCAAAACAATAAGCATCTGTGAAACTTTAGAAAATGCGCGTGAACTAGAAGAGGCGTTTTTGGAGTGTTTTATTCAAGAACTTTATAACTCGAAAACAAAAGCAATAGGATTCAAACCAGAAGAACATCCTTCTAAAAAACCTAATTGGCACATGAAAACTGTTTGTCAACGCCTAACAGATGATGAAAGAAAGCAAAAATATGGCGGGTCTAGGGGGGTTAAAAGAAATTCAAAAGCATACATTGAGGGCGCAAAAAAACGACTTGCAAACCCCGATTATGTTAAAAAACTTAGTGAATCCTGTAAGGGCAAAAGAGATTTAATAACTTGCCCAAACTGTGGTTTATCTGGCGGTGGTGGCAATATGCATCGATATCATTTTGACAATTGCAAGGGTAAAAAGTGACCCCTCCGCAAGACTTTTTGAAGATGCTCCGTCATCACGAAGGGGTTCGCCAAAGGCCGTATTTATGCCCTGCGGCGATTTGGACTGTTGGCGTGGGCAGAGTGCTATACCAAGAGCAAATCGCCCTTCCTATGGTCAGGAAAGAGGGCTACGGGGGACTTATCCGCAAGGATTTCCCACTAAAACCCGAGGACAACCGAACTTGGTCTTTGGATGAGGTAGATAGGCTTCTCGCCCAAGACCTTCAGTATTTCGCCAAAGGCGTGACTCGGCTCCTAAACGGGAAACATTCTGATAATCAGTTGTGGGCTTGCGTTTCTTATTCTTTCAACGCAGGTCTGGGGGCTTTCCAACGGTCTGCGATGCGTCAAAAGCACCTCAGGGGGGATTATGAGGGTGCGGCAGGGGATTGGCTCACCTCTCGGATAACAGGCGGTGGGAAACCTCTTGCGGGTCTTATAAAACGCCGCAAGGATGAGGCCGAACTGTATCTCAGGGGGCTAGGTCTTTCTCAAGAATCGCCTTGAGATAGGGCTGAACGGCTCCCAGTTCGGTTTCTATGGTTTTAAGCACCATCCGCACAGACTCGATGGTTGCTCCAGCCCTAAATGCCCGTTGAACAAGGGTGGACAAATCTGCATGAAATTTCAATTCTTTTTCGGTCATTTTTAGTTCCTCAAGTGGGTGGGGGAAGGGTGTGTCAACAACCGAATCTCATCGTTGCGGGATTCTGTTATTCCTTCCCCCGTGTTATATTTTACTCTCCTCAAGCGGCTCCTCTCGGAGTCTTTCGCCCCTCTTGCGAGGGGTTTTTTTTAGCAAAAGTAAGGCGCAATTTTTACTAAAACTTTCGCAGGGACATATCTGCGGTAATACTTATTAGTGACAATCAACGCCTCGGCCTGTTTTTTGGTGCGAAACAGTTGCGGCAAGATAGGCTCATAATGTTCAAAATCTAAGTCCCGGTGATACCGCGATTGCTTATCAATCAATGCCCAACACACTTTCTTCATTTATTCCTCTCATACCATTTTTTGTTTTGCTCTCCGACCCACAATCCCGCGCAGACTGCTTCCAAATGTTCGCTAGGTGGGTTTGTTTTGAGTGCGGCCTTATAACCTTGTTTGTATGAGTTTGGTTCGGGCGGCATAAAGGCATACATCATTACCGCGCCGAATGCGACAAGGAAAATTGACCTCATCGTTTCCCCCTCAAGAGAAAGATGATTAGTCCGACAAAAATCCCAAGCGCAGTTGGAAACAGAATCAGGACTAAGCACCAAAGCAGAATGGTGAGTGGGAGTTCAATCATTTCTCGCCGCCCAATATACGCATAGCATCATCCACAATATTATTGAGATTAGGAACCATCCCGGTGCGTTCATTTAGTATCTCCCTCACTTTGTTCGCCTCGAGAATGATGTCGGTGGCGAGTTTGTAAATATCTGCGGCGGGTGCTAGGGAATCCGCAGACATGGCTTGAAGTTGTCGGGTCATCTTCCCCAAGACCGCGATGTGATGTCCGATGTTCATATCAAAAAGGTATATCATCTGAGAGTTCGTTGATAGAGGGTTGTGGGGCTGGCTTTGTATCCTCGAAAGGGCTAACAGTCAGGCTGAAGAACTTGGAACCGTCTTTTGAATTTGTTCTAATCCATCCTGATAAAAAGTAATCCTTTCCCTCAATGTTTATCCTCCCGGTGTATTCAGGACTCTTTTCCGATTTTGGTTTCAGGTTCCTTCCGAGTTTCCCGCGATTGGTGTTGTCATATTCCATTTCATTCTCCTAATGTTAATTTGGCAAACATCTGTTCTACTTCTTCTAAAAAAATTCTTGCTTCGTCTTCGACTTTAATAATCTCCTCTTCGGTTGGTATAAACTTCTTGATAAACAGTTGTTGTTTCTCAGGCAGTCGTGGGTCGAAAGAACAGAACCAAACGCCTTTTTTCTGGGCGCAAGCGGCTTGAAGAGTCATTTGCGGCTTATGTTCCTCAGGCACTTCACCTGCCAACATCCAAGTGATATGTGTTGCCGTTGTTGGGCATTTGCTTTCAAATAAGAAATCATCCGAACAGATACCGTCAGGCGATGCTCCGCAGTTTTCTATTTTATGGTGCGGGATAAACCCAACATCATTGATTAACAAACCTGTCTTTCTTTCAAATGCGGCCTTGGCAAATGGTTCCTGTTCGACACCCCATTGCATCTCATTGGTCACATATTTAGGAACGATGCTATCTGTTAGTCTTTCCGCAAGAATCTCAATCTTAAGTTTGCGCCTTTCTGATGCCTCATTGCCATTTTTCAAAAATGCCATTGCCGCAGACATCCTTGAGGCGGTGAGTTTCCCGGTGCGGTCATTGAACCAAGCACCTGTTCCCTGAAGAGGATTGTCTTGTCTCATATCCCATTCCTCCCTGTGCAAGGCCATGCTTTCTTAAACAGTTCGCCGAGCAAAACATCAGCAGTCCTATTTCTGGTCGATGGATTGTTTTCCAAATACGACCGAGCCATATCTTTAATCTGACCTGCGGTTATGTCTCTACTCCCAGCGCAATGTGTCGCGCCTTGATTGGCATCAAAGACTCCCATCACATAACCAAGAGCAACTGCTTTCTCTATTACGCTATCGGATTGCAGTCTGTTGAGCAGAATGTTTCCCGAATAGAACTCTGCGTGGGCAGTAATTGGAAACAGTAAAGCAATTAAAAGTTTTTTCATTCTAGACCTTTCTTAACTTCATCCTTTACGGCCTCGAGTGCAACTCTTTCCTCTGCCGACATTGCTAGCCATGCCTGTTGAAGTTCAGCAAGGTTTTTGCACTCCCGTAGATTCTTCTCGACCTTGAGATGGGTTTTAGGCTTTGGTTTCGGTGCGGCATCGATTGCAACCTTAATCATCTCCTCGGCAGACGCGATAAATTCCGTTCCTCCGAATCCAGCGAAAGAGAGTGCGCGGCCTACGGCACTTGTCTCCGCGTTCTCGAGGGCTGAAGTCTTGTTGATAGAACTTGATGCTCGGAACTCCTCGGCGTGACCTGTGGCGATACAACGATTCTCTTTGTTGTAAATATAGGCTTGCATCACAACCTTAGAATCATTGGCCTCAATAATCTCTGTATGAATTTCCCAATCGGGAAATTTTTTGCGGAACTCAGAAACCCGAAAGGCAACAGTCGCGTACTCTTTACCGTGGATTAACACTTTACCGTTTGACATCTTTTTCTCCTCAAACAAACATAGTTAACAAAACAACACTCGCAAACAGAACAGTTGCAACAACCTTCTCCACAATTGTTTCTGTGTGAATCGGTGTGCGTTTAGCGCAGTCGGCTAGAAATTTCTTTTGCATCATTTGTTCCTCTCATGGTTTTCAAAAAGTGTGCGAGCCATTGATTTGAAATCGGCTTCTTCTATTAGTCCTAATGCCCAGTTGCGGCAGATTCCTTCCATGCTGGTTTGACGGATGATGTCAATCGCATAGTTTTTGAGATAGTTTCCAGCCTCTTGAAGTGTTTCATGCTCAAAGAAATCATCCCATTGGAAACCATCAAACAATTCGTTGTAAATTCTTTCTGTCGGTGTCATGTTTCACTCCAGTATTTTGTATCCGCGACCCTCGAGGCACTTGCGGACTATTTTCTGTCTACGGTCGAAGGTGTTGTAAGCACCCGTTCCCGCGCCAACTGCGGTTCCTGAGATAAGACCTGCGGCGGCTCCTGTCTGAGGGGTGATAGTTCCTTTCGCGAGTGCGGCTCCCATCAGCATCGAGATGAATCCGTTTAGTGCGGCAGACTTCGCCATCTCTGCGCCGTAGGAAACACCCTCGGAAATCCTTTCGCACTCCATCTCATCTAGGTGATAGTTCGCGGGGGTTGTGGATGCCTTCGGGTCTATAAGTGGTTTGCTCGCGCAACCGCCAACTAGGGCGGCGGCGAGGAGTATGCAGATTGTTTTCATAATGTTCCTCAAGAGAAGGGGCGAACCCCCGGTTGATTTAGATGGAATTGTTTGGCGCGTTTGCAATTCTTGTTTCTAATTCTTGCAAACCCAAAGCGGCTGTTCTGTTCGCCAGCGCAACTGCCTCGCTGAGATTGCCACGACCGCCAATCTCGCCTATTCCATCAACTTGAACCGAGTAATTCATGCGACCCTTATGAATGACCGTCAATGTCATTTCGGGAGTTTTGATTGTTGCTTTGATGTTCATTTGTGATTCTCCTTTTTAGCCCGGTCTGGAGTGTTTGACCGTAGGAGAATCATAGAACGAAATGGAAACAGTCTGCAAGCAATATTAACAATATCCCCCACTTTTTAGTCGGGTATTGTTTCCTTGCGCCGCAACATAGGCAGGGGTTGCAACTTTTTCTGGTTTCGGCAATCATAGGGGTGTCAGCGGTGTGGCAACCGTTGGAACCAAAAAGGACAGGCAATGGTAGCGCAAGCCCATATAAGTCTAGGGCGTGTGTAGAGTTCAAACCGATGAGTTCGGCTTACTATCGTTGCCTTCTTATTGGTTTCAATTTCTGCTCATGCCAAGAGCCACGCTCTAGTCTTATGTGGGCTTTTCTTTTGGGCTGACTGCGGTATCTGTCGGGAGGATAAACACCGGGGCAGATAACCAAAGAGCCAGACCGGGGGGATAGTTCCTGAAACATGGCGATGAGGCGGCGAAGTCAGCACCTCAGAGAACGGTAAGGCTGGCGGGTCTATGTGGCTCCGAAGGCGAAACATAGTGAAGGAAGATTCGGTCATTCGAGGGATGGCTGAGTCTTGTCCACCAAAGGCGAATATGATTAAGAACAAAGAGTATCTACAACAGATAAAGGACTTCTCAGGTCTAAAGTTCGGCTCAATCTCTCCGACCGACATAGACGGATTCCTAGACTTCGGCAACCGATTGTTCATTTTTGTCGAAACCAAGTTTGCAAAATCAGAACTGCGCGGCGGTCAGAAACTGGCCTTAGAACGCCTCTGCGATGCTTGCCAAACCCAAACCCGCACCTCTATCCTAATCGTCACAAATCACGACTCCTCGGGCGAAATTGACATTGGGGAAACAGTTGTGCAACAGTATCGATTGCGGGGTGTTTGGTATGAGTCTACGGATATAACCCTGCGTGAGGCGATTGAAATGTTTTATAGCAATTTCGCGAAAACTAAAACAGAGGATAAAAACACATGACAGACCGTGAACTAATGCAGATGGCGTTGGATGCGCTGGAAGCACAGTTTTATACAGACGGCAGAACAATCAAAGCCCTGCGTGACCGACTAGCGCAGCCTGAACCTGAGCCTGTGGCGATTGGTGAAGAATGGAAGCCATGTGTAAAGTTGCCAATTGTTGTTCATGTACGAGAACAGCGCAAAGGCGAAACCCATGTAAGTACACGGGAAGGCATCACGCCAGTCAAAGAAG